GATTTCTCGTAATCGACGTTCACTTCGTATCTCCTAAACTACCAATCTAAATAAAGAGCACAGACTGCCCAGTCCGTGCTTTTGATGCGAGGATCGGCTCGCAGCACGGCTCTCGCTGCCGCCAGAGCCTCGGCATCACGGCCAGCCTCTCCGAAATAATATACAGGAGAATAGGCTCGGCCGCTTTCCTTGTTCTTTCGGTATGTTTCTTGGAGGATGTTATCTGCCTTTTCAAATCGTTGGCGGATAGCCACAATTCTCTCCGATGCATTTGTTATCGTCCTGGTCATTTCCTATCTCCTTTCAAAAAGACCCGCGGCCAGCGAGGATGCTATCAGTGAAGGGTTGCCAGCCGCGGGCTTGGTCAATCGAGTTGTGCTGTGTTGATAGCATCCTAATCACTCCACCTATATTATCGGCGAAATCCACGAAAAGTCAAGAAGAATTTTTGGAAAAAGTCCTAACCTGTGAGGATGTAAGGACTTAGAAGCCCAAAAAAATTCTGGGACACTTAGTCAAATTGGGATTTTTCGGTTGACGTGGGTGCAGTACGGCAGTACATTTTCGATTAGGAAAGAGATATGTTTGGCGAGAATTGTCCTAAGTGCGGGAAGAAGATAGAGATCGTGGGATATACGCGCGTAGGAGAGCACGGGAAAAGGATTTATGGTTGTGATTGCGGGGTTTATTACGAAAGGCCATCAAAACGAGAGAAGGCTATTATGGCCGGTGTGAAATTGCCTTCAGGAGAAGAGGTACTCGAAGAGGTGAGGCGGCGCCGAGGGGAGGTTGCGAGCGAAAGGCGATGAAACGCGAGAAGCAAATCAGACTCGAATGTCCTGAATGCGGCTCGACAAGCGTATGGATAGACCCTGAAGGCTTCGGCTGTCTTGACTGTGGCTATGAGGATAAGCAGACCAGGCTGGAGAGAAGGCCGAAACAGGCCAGAGAGCTAAGGGCGTTAACTTGGGCAAGATAAAAGGGGGGTTAAAGTGGCTAAGAAGAAGACGGGCAGGCCGACAAAGTACAGGCCGGATATGCCGGACAGAGTGAGGGAGTACATCCGGAATCACGAGGCTTTAGGTGATGTCATTCCGACCATAGCCGGCTTTGCTTGCGAGGCTCACGTGAACAAGGATACTTTGTATGAGTGGGCGGCTGGGCATCCAACGTTTTCCGACGCATTGGATGAGTTGCGCTACGTTCAAGAGCGGAAACTATTGAGCGGTGGGCTCGAGGGCAGCTACAATCCGACCATTGCAAAGCTGATCTTGGCCACAAATCACGGCTACAAGGAGCGGACGGACATTACGACCAATAACGAGCCGATCGGGGCCCCGATGATAGTCTTGCCGGAGTTGCCTAAGCCGGTGGAGTGTAAAGTGAGGCGCGGAGCTTTCGAGGCTACTAAGACCATAGGTGCGTTGCCTGAGACAATCGAGGTCGAGGCATCGTGAAGAAGAAGACCAAGCCGAATCTGAAGGCGGAACTGACCATCCGGCAGGCCGAGGCGTGGAGGGCCCTGCAGGACCCTGGGATAAGAGAGGTACTTTACGGTGGCGCTAAAGGCGGAGGCAAGTCCTGGCTATTGTGTGTATGGGCCTATTTCTATGCCTGGGAGACGGCGCACAAGTTCCGACTGCCTAAGAGTTCACACCCGCCACATATTGGGTGGATAGGCCGGAAGCAGGCGGCGGACTTTGTCCAGACGACTTTAGAGACCTGGCAGCGGGTGATACCGAGTCATTGCTACGAGCTACGAGCGGCTACGGACAGGTATCCGAGGCATATTTGTATCGATAATCGGGTGGCGATAGACTACGGAGGACTCGACAGGCAGGAGAATATCTCCAAGTTTAACTCTGCAGAGTATGCTTTTGTGGCTGTCGACCAGGCCGAGGAGACTACCAGGGACGACGTGGCGACCCTGCGGGCGTCCTTGAGGATGAGGTTAGACGACAAGCCGATGAGTTATAAGGCTCTATGGACTGCCAACCCTGCCCAGTGCTGGCTGAAGGAGGATTTCATCGACAAGGAGATACCAGGATATAGGTTTATCCAGGCTCTACCTGGGGATAATCCGTATTTGCCGGAGGATTACGAACACACCTTGCGAGCGGCCTTCGAGCACCGGCCGGACCTGTTAGAGGCCTATTTGCACGGCTCCTGGCAGGCCTTGAGTTCAGCGGATCAGATCATCAAGGCTGAGTGGTTGAGAGAGGCCGCAGGCAGGACGCTCATCAGTTATCCTGACAGGCCCCGGATATGCTGCGATACTGCGGGCTTTGGGGATGATGAGACGGTCATCTACTACTCTCGGAAGACTGATATTGATGAAGCGGTCTTTATGCCCTACACCAGGACCACGGAGATTTCCTCTCGATTGGCAGCGATGAGTTTTAGATATGACAACTGTCCTATCGTAGTCGAGTCCACCGGCGGGGACTTAGGGCAGGGCGTGATTGACGAGCTGATTTGTCAAGGCCGGACTGTGCTGAAATACTGTCCCCAGGGCAAGGCCGAGCGGGCCGAGTCTTTCGGCAATATGAGGGCTGAGGCGTGGAGCAAGGCGGCAAGGATGTTGTCCAAGGGTGATGTTTCGTTCAAGAACCAGGACTCACTGCTGGTGAACCAACTGTGTACACCTCGGTACAGGTTTAGGTCGGGAAGGACCTGGGTCGAGTCGAAAGAAGAGATCAAGGCTCGTTTAGGCCGGTCTCCGGACAGAGCGGACTGTTATGTGATGGTGTTGTGGAGTTATGACAGGGTCCCGATAGCCGAGGATATTTGGCTCGAGGACGATACGGAGTTGGCTGAAAGTTATGTCTTCCAAAGTGTCTTATAGCATCATCGGATACGGGGTTATAGGTACGGCTATACATCGGCTGTTTAAGAGCGCAGGCTTTCCAGACCCGATTATTTACGACCCGATGAAGGGTTACTTCGACAAGACTGCCTTCAATGCAGATATTATATTCGTTTGCGTTCCGACTCCCTCGGCGCGTGCGTTCGTTACGACTAATGGCAAGCCGCTATCGATGACCTATGTGGAGAGCGTGATATGTGATATTGCTTGTGGTAGCGAGGCGCGGAACTTTGACTCTGGCGACTCTGTGGTCGTGATATGCTCGACCCTCCAGCCTGGCACTGCGGATAGGTTAGCTGAAAAGCACAAGGTCAGGATAGTCGTCCAACCTGAGTATTACGGCGAGTCTGTGGCTCACCCGTTGACTGATTTATCCAAACAGCCCTTCTTGATATTAGGCGGCGAGAGGGAGGATGTGGATAAAGTCATAAGGTTATATCAGCGGGTGTATAATGCTAACATTCGTATCCGGAGGGTATCTCGTTTAGAGGCCGAGGTCATCAAGGTATCCGAGAACCGAGCGATAGCGTGGAAGGTCGCCCAGTGTCAGGAGCTATTCGATGCCTGTGAGGCTGCGGGTATTGATTATGAGGTAGTACGTCAGGCGGTGTACGGGGACGACCCTCGGTTCAACCTATGGTTCACGTTCGTTTATCCGGATAGGGGGTTTCATTCCAAGTGTATTCCTAAGGACGTTTACGCTTGGGAGGCCTGGGCGCGTAGTTTGGGTGTGAATACGGGTATGACCCGTGCGATATTAGCAAGAAACGAGGAATGGATTAAAGGCGCAAGCTAAAGCGAGGCGCAAGCTAAAGCGAGGCGCAAGCTATGGCAACCCAAAACGAGTTGAGACTGTTCGAGATAGCCGAGATGTTAGAGAGTCGGATAGCGAGGCTTGAGCGTTTGGTTGTGGACTTGGACAGGCGGTTAAAGGAAGGCAAGAAGCGTGGCAGACCAAAAAAGAAACAGCAAGTTACGGCGGTTCACGAATGAGTATTTAGTCAGTTACGTGAAGGAATGCAAACAAGAGGCCGATGATGCCGCCAAGCCTTTACGTAGCGTATGGCGTGAGCTATGGCAGGCTTATCAGAACAAGCAGGATACGACCAAGAAGGCCTCCTGGCAGTCTAAGGCTTATGCTCCGAAGGTATGGATGCAGATAGAGCGTGCGGCCGGCGAGGTCAAGCGTGCGGTCGTTCAGACCCGGAAACTATTCAGGATGGAACTGGACGACTACGAGGACAGGGAGCGTTTGCAGGAACTTCAGGAGGAATTAGCTCTCACTATCGACCCGAATAGAATGGGTAGTCTTCAGCGTAGGATTTCGGAGTTGAAGAAGGCGATCGCTTTGCGCCAGGACAAATTAGATGTTGTGGAGCGTAAGTTCAAGCGGTCTTTGGCTGCCGGCAATTTGACTCAGGTTTACTCGTTGGTAGTGAAGAGTGCATTTTTACTGGGTTTAGGTGTTATAAAAGTCTTATGGGACGCCAAGCGGGGCCGGACGAAGTACGAGCACGTAGATACGTTCAACATTTCTATTTCGCCTGATTATCGTCCGTTCCAGGATGAACGTCCTCCGTATGTCATCGAGTACAAGCGCATGAAGCTGGCTCGGCTCTTGAAGTTGGCTCGTGATACGAACGCCGAGGCCGGCCGGCAGATTTACGATATGCGTCAGGTCAGGCAGATAACCGAGGACGCGATAGCCCAGGAGCAGTTAGCCAAGGAGCGTATGCGGTTAGGACAGGGTGATAGGAAGTCTGTAGGCAAGGACGTAGAGATTTTGGAGTTCTGGGGCGATGTGATAAGTGAGGACGGCAAGCACATCGAGGAGAATGTTTTGATGCAGGTGGCCAATGGGAAGTATCTGATACGTGTCCAGAAGCCCCAGCCGTTCAATCATAACCTACCACCATATGTCTTCACGATGCCGATCCCGTATCCTCACAGAGGCCAGGGTGGTGTTTCGTTAGTTCAGCCGCAGGTGAGGTTGAACTATACGTTTAATAATATCCTGAATATGTACGTGGACAACCTGAATTATTCTATCAACAAGGTTTTCGAGTATAATCCTACCGATTTACAGAACCCGAAGGCATTGACCGCGATATATCCAGGCAAGAAGATACCTGTAACAACGGAGGGCGGCAAGCAGGCCATTCGCGAGGTTTTGACTACGAATTTGGGCAGGGACCCATTATACGCGTTGGAATTGATAGACAAGATTATGCAGGAGGGCACGAGCGTTACGGAGTTCCTTTCCGGCTGGCCTGGCGGCAAGGCGAAGACTTTGGGTGAAGTCGAGTTGAAAACCGCCCAGAGCAGGGGGATGTTCGACGTGATAGCGAGAGATTTGGAGGAGAATTCGCTCAGACCCATATTAGAGATGTCATACGATTTATATGCCCAGTTTGCGGACTACGACCCGAGAGAGGGTAATTATACGTTCAGTGTTGGCGGGGTATCGTTGATACTGATGCAACGTCAATTGGTGGATCGCGTTACTCAGATATTAGCGATGTCGCTCCAGAGTCCCGATTTGCGGCGTTTGACCGAGGTAAAGACCTTATGGCGCAAGTTATTGAGCATTTACAATCTGGGTGATGTTTTCGTCGAGCCGGATACCACTCAGGAGCGTATCAGTCCTGAGCAGATAGAGGCCGTTCAGCGTAAGGCCGAAGCGGACGCTAAGCGTGATGTTGCACGCTTAACGCCCG